ACGGCGGTTTTCATCGACCTTTGCTTCCCAAGCTTCTTCAATTTGTGCTCTGATCTCTTCTGAAACAACATCGTTTTCGAAAAGTGTTTTCAGTGCATCTATCATTACATTCTCCTAGTTTATCGGAGTTTGTTGATTATGTTAATCAACGATTCCTTAAGATACTTTTGTGCCTTAGCGTCTTCTTTTGTTGCCTGTGCTAATTCATATGCCTTGTAGCCACCTCTTGCATTCATAAGGTGTTCATAAATTGCTGTTGGGTATGCGCCAGGAGCACTAGGTTGTGCTACAACGTCTACCGTAATAATTTCAAAGTCAGAAACTTCGTTGTTTCCGTCTTCGCTAACATTTCCAGAGCCCCTAGATGAGACACCTAGTTTAACTCCGCTTTCTAGCATTGTTTTAACTAGGTTTCCCATTGGGGTTGGTAAAATCTTTAACTTGCCATAACCGTTTGGACCATCCATCCACATTTCTGTGATCATATGACTTACACGGTCTAAGTTAATATTAAGTCCGTCTGGGTGATCAACTTCGCCGAGAACACTGTAACCTCCGCTAATCTGATCGTTGAGAGTTTTGACAGCCCTGCCAATTTCATTTACAGGATACACTCGCTGGTTAGCGTTGCGTACTCCGCCTTGAATGCAAATACCTTTCATAAAAAGATCTTTGCCGTCGTTGGCGTTTTCAAGCACAATACTTGCTTGATCGTATGTCAGATGCTCTCGTAAGTTTCTCATTCAAACTTCCTTATTGACCAATAACACTTTTAGTGCCGTTGGTTCCAGTTTCGCCTGAGCCTTTTTTCTCTGCTCCGTGGCCTTTGGTATTCTTTGCTAAAGATTTAGAAGCCTTTGCACCAGGAACGTTTACGTTACCAGCATTGTCTTCTTTAGGAGCAGCAGCCTTGCCACCCTTCTCATCAGCACCTTGTACCAAGTTAGATGCAGTTCCGCCCATATCATTTTTACCTGCTACAGCAGACTTAGTGTTTGCACCGTTGTCTCCCATTGTTGCAGTAACTTTTTCTACGTACTCGCGCATCTGTTCAGCAGCAGATTTGTCTGATTCATCAACTTCTTCGTCATCATCAGACTCTTCAACTTCTTCATCGTCTGATTCGCCAAATTCGTATGACTCTTCTTCCTCTTCTTCGCCGCCTTCTTCTTCATCGCCTTCGTCGTCATCGCCGCCCATGTCATCCATGTCGTCGCCTTCTTCGCCGGCCATGAGTTTTTCAAACTCTGCTTTTAGGTCGTCTAAAGCATCTTCTAGATCAGCAACACGATCTTCAACATCGCCTTCTTCACCTTCTTCGTCGCCCATGCCCATTTCGTCATCAGCGCCGGCTTCAATATCGCCCATCATGTCGTCAGTTGCATCACCGCCCATGTCATCCATTGGGTCTGCTTCAACTTCAAACTCGTCTAGATTAAAGTCTTCGTCTAGATCGTCGTCGTCTGACTCGTCAACTTCTTCATCATCTGAAGATTCATCAACTTCTTCGTCGTCATCAGACTCATCTACTTCTTCATCATTTGCTTCATCGATGTCTTCATCTTCAACTTCTGATTCTAAAATAGATGCGTAAATATCACGTGATTTTTCAACCACAATTTCGTGGAATAGCTCTTCAGCACCTTCTTTATCTTCATTGATAAGGCACTCTAGCATTTTTTCAAATTTGTCTTGATTTGCCATTACGGTCTCCTATAAATTAATTACCTATGGTAAGGCTGTCATTATTATTTAGTACATTAATCAAAATATGCGTAGATATAGGCCAAAATGAGACTATTTTGGTATGAGACCATAGTTTATGCGAAATTTTCTATAAATTTACTAACATAAACCGTTGAGTAGTTGTTAAATTTATTTAGCTCGTCAGGATCAAAATTATCTGGTAACATAACTCTAATATAGTTTATATGCGGGTTTTCTTTAATAACTGTCTCTGTTTGTCGTAACCAGTTACCGTGATATGTAGCACTATCAGAACTTCTTTTGTAGTTAGGAGTGTCAGCATATATGTTGTTTAACATCTTTCCGTTGCCTCCTAATCCTTTAAAATCAAATCCTAAAATATAAACTGTTTTAGGTTTATGTGAACTTGCAAGCCATAGAGCAGTAGGTCCGCTACTCCATCCTTTACTTTTTTCAAAGAAGTTTAATCTATGCATTGATTCGTATGCTCTATTCTTATTTGTCCATACGTTAGGGTTTTTGTATTGATACTTTGCTCTGTTAATTTCAAGTATCATTTTTACATCTACTGCTACTAGATAGTCAGGATCAAATTCTCTATAAACAGCATTACAAGCATATATTGCGCCGTATTTTTGTAAAATCGATAAATCTATGCCTGTTCTACTAGTACCATTACCTATAACAAATACTGTATCGCTTTGTATATTTCTAGGTGTTTTAGACTCAGATAGACCCGCTTTGGCTAAACGTTTTTCTTGTTTTAGCCTTCTGTATTCTTCTTTTGTATATTGAGTTTTATCTATTTTTTCCATTAAGCGCCAGCCGCTTGTTGAGCCGCCAATCCGTACATTTGTTTAACAAAATCTAAATCTTTATCTTGTTCTTTTTTATGTAGTTCACTGGCTTTTCTTGCGCGGTTGATCTGGCGTAATGTTAAGCGTGTTTTACGTGTGTCGTCAGAATTAACAATAGAGTCGTCATACTGAGGATCGTACCTATCATCTTCTGTAGGCTCTAATGTATTTTTGTCGAAATAAAATAATTCACGTAATATCATAATAGTATTTATATCGTTTGGGCGCCTGCCGGTGGTGCCGCTCCTGGCTCTGCTCCTGTAGCGGTTTCTGGCGGTGCTGCTTCGCCGCCTTCAGTTGGTGCTGGTTCTGTGTTAAGAATATCTTCAGCACCTTCAATATCTGCAGATATACCTGCACTGCTAATTCCTACTGAACGCATTTCGGCTGAAGAGTCAGTATCACCTAATTGTAAGTTTTCATCATTTTCTTCACGCCACAGACGTTCGTTTTCAGCAATCTCTTCTTTAGATAAACCTAAGAAGCGTTCTAATGCAAAGCGGTTAGACACATATGGAATAGCACTCATTTGTGTAAATGTTGGAACACGAGCGTTATCTAGTTCGCTCTGTCTGTAAGCAGCAAAGTTTTGTGGTGCTTCAAATTTTAGATCAAACATTGAAGTATCAATGTTAATTCCTTTTTCTAAAACGTATCGTTTAAATTCTTTGTCAAATTCTTCTACAATTAAACCTTGTAAACGTTCGCAGTATTTGTTAAAGCGTAATTCTTGAATGAATGCTGTCCCAACTCTACCGTCGTTATAAGATGCTGTAGCATCGTCTGCGCCAGTAGGTAAGTATGAACTTGGTATGCGGAGACCACGAACGAGTTTGTTAGTAAAGTATCTAAGGTCATCAATTTCTCCTAGGTTAGTACCGCCTGGCAGTGTTTCAACCTTTGATCCTCTACCTTCTGCTGTTTGTGGGAAGAAGTAATCTTCGTTGATTGACAACGGATTGTAACTACTGTCTATGACATTTTGTCCTCCGCCTGTTGCTGATGGGATTCGTCTTTGATGTATTTCCGTTTTAACACGTTCTACAAATTGCATCGCAAGGTGCGATGGCATATTACCCACATCAACGTAGAATACTCTTCTTTCTGGAGCTCTTTGTACACGATAGATGATAATCGCATCTTCAAGCAATTCTTTTTGTTTGTAAACTTTAAAAATACTTTCAAGTAGTGAGTTACCAAATGGATAGTTGTTGTCTAATCCTTCTGATAAACTTAGGTGTACTATGTGTTCTGCATCAACAGCAACTTCACCTGTTTCGGTTGCATATCTTGAACCTGCTTGCGATGGATACTGTCCTGTCATTCCACGGACGCCACCTGTTAAATAACCTTCTCCACCGCTTGTAATATTACCATTAGTCTGGTGTGGGGTTGTAGCAACTAGTTCTTTAAAATTAAAATTAATATCACGAATAATATATTGTTCTGGTGTTTTGCCTTCGCTTTCATTTACAATGATGCGTGTAAGTTTTGCTGGATCAATGTGAAACCATTTTTTAGTTTCTGGATCACGTAAGAAAATTGCATCACCGTATTTGAATACGTTGCGGAATATACGGAATATTCTTGTTTCAAAATTTTGTAACTTGACCCATTGTTTTAAATATTGGCCAAGGATAGTAATTTCGTTGTTAGTTGCAGGTTTGTTAAATTCAAAACTAAAACTAGTTCCGTTTTCTTTGTTTGTTTGTGTACAGAATTCAGCAAGGATATCTAGTGCCGCATTAACTTCTGAGTCCAAGTCCATTGTGTTGTATTGGCCGTAGCGTTCAATACGATTAGGTGTACCAACATATACATCAGGCAAATACGAACTGTAATTTGTACGAGCAGGTCCGGGCTGACTGCCGTTACGGCCGCTTAATGGACTATAACTGCCGCTCAGGTTATCTGATGTAGGTACTGGTGTAAAATATTTTTTCCAACTCATTATGAGAATCCTTTTAGTAGGTTACCCATATTATTTTTGGAAACCCTTAATTGTTTATCGGCAATATTAACGTTTTGTTGCATATTCATTGCAATACTTTCTAACGGACCTTTCATTTGTTCCATCATATCTTTCATTACTTTTTCCATCTCATTTGTTGATGCTGGTATTGCAAGTTGAGAATCGTTAGTAATGCTACCTGCTTGTTTCATCATAGCGTCTGCCATAGAAGAAGATCGTAACGTATTTAACGATCCTTGGCGTTCTGCAGACATATTTGTGATTGGACTACTACCCATCATTTTAGCAAATGTTTGTTTATCACTACTGGCGTTACCCATTAACTGTGCAAGTGCGGCATCTACTTTAGCAATTTGTCCTTCGTTAAGCACAACTTCTTTGCCATGTAATGCACCGATTGATTCTTTTCCAAAATCTTGTGCAATAGACATTAACTTGGAAGACCAACCTTCTGCACCCGGTGATCCACCAGCATTATTAAATGCCATCTTTGGAAGTTTTCCGTTAATATTAATAGCGTTTGGACTGTTAACATTAATATTTTGAGCGTTTATTGTTTGGTCGGGATTATTAGTACTACCACCGGGATTTTGTTGTATATCATGTAATGCAACTAGTGCTTGACCTATTGCTGCTTCT